ACTACCATCATGTGTATGCGCTGGTAATTCACCGACAGTTAACTGATGACCATATTCACCTAAGTTAAAATTACCAGCAGTTGTATTAGTTGCAGAATTACCTGGATTTATTGTTACTTGATCACCGTTAACATCACCGGTATTATAAGGTACACCGTTACTATATGTATTACCTACACCTGCAATATAATTACCTTGAGCGACTTGAACCCATTCTGTACCAGGAAAATATAAGCTAGGATTAACAAATGTAGTTGTATACCTTATACTATTTACTGGATAAAACTCGTACTTAGAAGAGTTAAAGGAATCATTAATAATTGACACAGCATATGTACTTAATGATTTAAATAATGAAACGGTATCTGATGATAAGTTGGTTAGAGTTGTAGATAAAAATTGGGTATTGGTTGAGTTAGCTGATAGGGTATCTGAAAAAGTTGTGTTATTGTTTCCAAACAATAAGTCTCTCAAAACAATCTGTTGTGTAACACCTTCTGGAGAAGATGTATTTTTAGTCTGTACAATAAAGCTATCGGTATTGACAATATTGAAGGTCTGGGGTAATTTTAAAATTCCTATTTTCATATTTTATCCTATTCTTGTCCAAACATACATACCGTAAAATGGAGGCACATTGTTGTGAGCTACGTTTTTACCTGTGTAAGTAGATTGTAAAGTAGCAAGTTTAGATCCTTTCGTAGCCGCACTCTCAGTAAACGGACCAGCATTAGCTGCATAAAATCCTTGCGGTGGGTAGAAGTCGTGTGTATGAACAGGTAATTCATCCACGGTTAAGGTATGTTTATATTCTCCAGTATTAAAATTAACTGCTGCGTTACCTTCACCAACTACAAAACCATTACCATTTTTATCAACACCTGAACCGACACCAGCCACGAATAAACCTTGAGCTACTGCATCCCATGCCGTTCCTGGTATATAAGTTGATGGGTTAACACTTGATAAAGTAAAAAGAACAGAGCCTATAGGGTATATTGAATTAAGAGTATTAGCTGAAGCAGATGCAATAGTTGTACCATATAACTGCTCAACAAACTTTACAAAGTCATATAACTCCCCGGATAGATTGTCTGTATTAGACGATATAGTAGCAAGATTAGTAGACTGTGCAGATATGTCAGGCGCAAAAGTAAAATTATCTAAACCAAAAATAATATTTTTAAATTTGATAGATTTTACTCCAGTAGATGTACCCAATACAAAGAAATCATCTTGTTTAACTTCACCTGCTTCAGGTAACTGAGAGAAACTTATACCGTGGTTAGACATATTCGTATTTATGAAATTCTTAACCAAACATACAATCCATACACCGGTGGTATGTTGTTGTGTGGAATGTTATTACCCGTTGCAGTCGATGTAAAAGGAGCAGATGGGCTACCAGGTCCAGGACCGCTTTCCACGTATATACCAGCGGTAGAAGTTGTTGTACCTTCATACGGTGCAAATGTATGATTATGGCTAGGCAGTTCAGAAACGTTAAGAGCGTGATTGTACTCACCAGCCTTAAAATTAGCATTAGCTAATTGAGGACTTACTGTGAACCCATTACCGTTTTTATCAACTCCTGATCCTACACCTGCAATGAAAAGACCCTGTGATACGTTTAGCCAATTAGTACCGGTAACGAAATTATTCGGTGATATATTAGATTCTGTAAACATAAATGAACCAACTGGAAAAACCAAGTTTATAAAATTTTGAATAGAATTGTTAGCATTGATATTACCCAAATTTAATATGTATTGAGCTTGCTGTATAATTTGAGCTGACAGTGAAGTGATACTAGATGATAAACTAGCAATATCGGTAGTTTGAGATGAAACTGTAGATGCAAATGTTACGTTATCTAAACCTATTTGTATGTTTTGATAATCTATCTTTTTGGTTTGCGTTACATCTTCAATTACAAAAAAGTCTCCGTTTTGAACGTTTCCAGTAAATGGTAACTGTAAGTAGCTTACTGAAGCTGTTGACATATATCAATTATTTAATATATAATCTTATGGCTAATATAGGTGTTGGCATTATTACATGCAATCGTCCTGAGTACTTAAAAAACTTATTACAGACCATACCTTTTGATAAGGTAGCTAGTCTTGTTGTTGTTAATGACGGTGATATAAAAAATAAGATAGATTTAAAGTCTCCAGGTATATGGATTCAAAATGATCAAAACTTAGGTGTGGGTAAATCTAAAAACAAAGCCATGAAACACCTTTATGAAAAAGGTTGTGATTATATCTTTATCATAGAAGATGATATGCTTATTAAAGATAAAGACGTGTTTGAGAAGTATATTCAAGCATATAAGAAGTCAGGAATACATCACTTCAATTACGGTCCAGGTTCTCCGTTTAATCGCAAACAAGATATAGCCTTTGATTTACATAACAGACATTTATTAAACCAACACAGTGAACCTAATCCTAAGTTAATTATTGATTACGGTGATGGCGTAAAAGTAGCACTATATGAACACACAGTTGCAATGTTTTCATTCTTTACTAGAGAGGTGTTAGATAAGGTAGGTTATATCGATGAAGAATTTTACAATGCATGGGAGCATGTTGATCATACATACCGTATAATAAAAGCAGGTTACCACCCACCGTTTTGGTGGTTTGCAGATATTGCTGATAGTGATAAGTTATTGACTGAAGCTCCTGGTGCTATCGATAACTCTTCTATTGCAAATAAGTCAGATCAATGGCAGAAGAATGTATACGGTGGTAGAGAAATTTATAAGAAAAAGCACGGTCACTACCCTAACCATCCACCATATGCATCTAAAGATGATGTTTTAGGAATATTAAAGAGACTGAAGAATGAAAAAGCTGGGAATTAATCTTGTTGGTATAAGTCATTTAATTGGCGGTCAAAGATGGCCAGTAAGTAGATCTTATCTAGATTGTAAAGATAATTTTACAAATCAAATTTTAGAACCGTTATCGAAAAGGTTTGATTGTAAAACTTATGTAACAACGTATAGCTCAAATGAGTCTAACAACATAATTGACTTTTATAAACCTTCTAAACACCAGTTTTTAAAATTAGAATATTCGCATCAAATAGTTACTTTTCTTCTAAACTTACACATGTTAGAACATGAAGATCTGGATTATCTTTTAATAACAAGATTTGATATACATTTTAATGATTCATTAAAAAATTTAAACTTCGACTTAAACAAGTTCAATTTTCTATGTAAAGAAAAAGATCATTGGGATAGTAACAGGTTTGTAAACGATTGTGTTTATTTCTTACCATTCAAAATGTTAAACCAATTACAACAAGCATGTAAAGAGTTATATGAAAATCCTCCAAGACCGGGCTTGATGGATATGCACGGATTATATTCAACTATTGAAAAAATTATAGGTCCTGAAAATATAAATTTTGCTACATCAGAACATTATCTAAGTAGTAACAATCCTATATACACCTTGAAGAGAAGAAATTAAAGATTAAAATAATAGAATGACAGTACTAATACTATCGAATACTGTAAATGTTGAATACTATAATATGTTAGAGAATTGTATAAATTCTATAGGTAACTATAAGATTGTAGTAGTAGAAACAAATACAAAATTAAAAGATAAACATATACCATTATCAGAAAAATGTAAGTTTGTTTTTCCCGATGAAGAATTTAACTATAATAAATTTTTAAACATTGGTATCAGTCATATAACCGATGATAAGTTTATTATAAGCAATAATGATGTAATTTATCATAATGACTGTATTCATATTTTAGAAAAAGCTTTAGATCAATACGACTCAGTATCTCCTTTCGATTTCAATAACCCTAAACATACATACGGTTTTGAAGCTATAGGATATAACATAGGTGAGCAGTTAACAGGATGCTCTATAGGATTAACCCGTAAAACTTACGATACTATAGGTAAGTTTGATGAAAAGTTTTTATTTTGGTATCAAGATAATGATTACGCTGACCAGTTACGCAAGCATTGTCTTAAACATGCACTTATAAAAGACGCAAAGATTACTCATATCGGTTTTAAGAGTCACGAATTACTCGGTGATAATTTATACAAACATACACATGGGCTGGAACAGGTTTATATTGAAAAACAAAAATCAAAATGAAAATAGCTTTACTATGCCCTACCCGTAACAGAATGAATAAGCTATTAACGCTTATTTCAAGCCTGATCACTACTGTAAAAAATAAAGATAGTGTAGTGTTGGTGCTAGGTGTAGATGAAGATGATCCAGCTTTAGAAAATTACACATACTTACAAAGAAACGTACCGTTTGTAGATGTAATAATTTTTAGAAATAAGGGTAAATTTTTAGGCTTATCTCACATGTGGAATCGTATGTCCTATTTAAAGACAACATGCGATATACATGCAATGGTTGGTGATGATATGGTGTTTATGACCAAAGATTGGGATGAAAAAATCATCAGTGATTTTGAAAATGCTCCTAAAGATAAGATTATAATGGTACATTGTAATGATGGTATGAGAGGTAAAGGTAACAAGTATGAAAATATACCACCATTCTGTGTAAATTTCTTTGTACATAAGAATTACTTTAATACAGTCGGCTACTTTGTTGAGCCATATATAGAGAATATTCATCAGGATACTTGGACACAATACGTGTTTGATGCTATAGGTAGAACTCAATACAGACATGATATACTCATTAAACATTTACATTTTAGTGAGACTAGTCAAGCTGTTGATAAGGTTACTGAAAATTTAGAAAAACTAAGAGAAGGTATTTGGAATAATAGTAAATGGTTTGATACGCATCATAAAGAGATTAATTCAGATATAAACAAACTTCTTAATTATATACAACAACATGGGTGAAATTACAAAAAGTGATAGTTTCGGTTCAGCAATAATTGACACTGTTTTAAAATACAAAATTAGTACAGTTTTAGAAATTGGTTCTTGGGACGGATCAGGCTCTACCGCCTGTTTTTATGAAGCTATGAAACAGTTAGATGGTTCGAAATCATTAACTTGTTTAGAAGTTGAACCATCAAGATTTGAAATACTCAAACAAGTAACAAGCAAGCATTCATGGATAAAATGCTATAATAGATCTTCAATAACATATGATGAATTAGTGTATAAAGATTTTGAAGAGATTTGGAATTCACCTCATAACGGTATTCAAAAAGTGGAGTACGGTAGTGAAGAAAACAAAAAGAACATGGTACGCTCTTGGTTTGAACAGGATATTGCCAATTTAAAACGTTATGATAAAGGTTTTCTTTCCGAGCATAAAGATCAATTTTATCAAGGTGCTTTAATCGACGGTGGTGAGTTTAATGGTTACAGTGAGTACCTTTTACTAAAGGATAGAGTTAATTTTTTCTTTCTAGATGACTATTATAAAGCTTTTAAGACAAGGGAAGTAGCTAATGAGCTAGAAAGTAGTGGTGAATGGGAGACTTTAGTAGCTGAAAAGCATTTACGTAATGGGTTTGCAATATTAAAGCGTAAAAACTTAATATGAATTTAGGTATAATACAGCCAGGTCGTCTGGGTGACATTTTTATATGTTTACCTATAGCAAAGTACTACCACGATAAAGGATATAAAGTTATCTGGCCTATATTCTATAAGTTTTTACCTATGGTAAGTGAGGTTGTTGACTATGTTGAGTTTGTTGGGGTTACGGATAATGTCTATAAATGTGTTAATGAAGCTTTACAGTCAACTATAGAATGCGATTTAATACTAGATCTGGCTGCGACCTTTCCTGGAAGCACTGTCACACAACAATATGTTGCTGAGGGTGATGGGTTCGGTGAAGAAAAATTCGATGAATTTAAATATAAAATAGCAAAGGTACCTTTTGAGCTTAAGTGGAATCTGGAATATAAAAGAAACTTAGAGGAAGAACAGAAGCTTTACGATCTATATGTTAAACAAGATGAGTATGATGTTGTCTGTTTAGATCATTCTGGTGGTAGACTTAATGTGGAAGTGCAATCCCAGTTTCAAATGATTGAAATTAACACAAAACATAATATTTTTCATTGGAGAAAGATTTTAGAAAATGCGCAAACTATTGCTTTAGTAGATAGTGCTATGGCAAATTTTGTAGAGCAATTAAATTTGCCTAATGATAAGATATTATTAAGGAAAAATGGCCACCCTATACCTACATTTAAGAATGATTGGAGGATTTTTACTTCATGCGAATAGCTTTTACTATTGTTTTAGATGGATTAAGACATTTGATCCATAATGATTATTGGAAAACTATGTCTGATAATTTTGATTATTGGGTGATAGTTGAAGGAGTAGCTAAACCAAACGGTTCTACTTCTTGGTGTAAGGAACTGTCTCCTAGTGTCTATAAAAATTATCTTTCTGTTGACGGAACTACAGATTTTCTAAATAAACTAGCAAGTGATAGAATTAAAGTAATTAGACCGGATAATAGACCTTGGGAAAGTAAAGACGAGCAAGTTAATGCAGCTATCCAAGAAATTAAAAAAATTACTAATGAATGTTTTCTATGGCAAGTAGATGTAGATGAGCAATGGACGAAGGAACAATTACAACAGTCAGAAGATTTGTTAATTAAAAAAAATGGTAAGACAGGTTGTTTTTATTGCAACTATTTTGTCGGTCCAGGTCAGCAAGTTTTTGGTGATTGGGGTGAAGGAAAGATTGAACCATATAGACGTTTATGGAACTGGAAAGGTGAAGAGTTTGAGAGCCATGAACCGCCTAAACTTAAAGGTAACAACGGACCAGGCTTACTTATTAATGTGAGATTTAATCATTATGCATATTACTTTTTCCAAGATGTAAAGTTTAAGGAAATTTATTATTCAGGTTATGATGGTCTATACGAAAGATGGTTAAAGGTTCAGCAAAATAGAGGCACTATTCATATAAAGGAACTATTAGGTTCAAATACATGGTGGTCAAATACAAATACTGTAATAAAATATACAGATGCTCGTTGATGGTAATAACTTTATTTCACATTACCTTAAAAATAGTTTACCTTTATGCGCTGGTAAAATCGGTGTAACAGAGTTAAATTTACTTTATTGTAACCATACATTAGAAAATGCTCATAGATTTTTACCTCATTTACAGCATGAGGTAGAGGATATTGCAGGAATGTATCCTTATAACGTTGAGACAACTAAAAAGTTTGCAAAGGATATGATTGAAGCTTTGTCTATAGTAGATTTAATTCCAAAATGGAATCAAGTTAACCCTTATTTTGAGCAATTTGTATTTGAGAATTATTGTAAGGAAGCCAAACTAACTCTATTGCAACATCTAGAGCCATATTTTTTTGATAAGCCTTGGACAGATTATCTTGAAGGCAAAACGGTGTTAGTTATGAGTCCGTTTGCAGAATCTATTGAGCGTAATTTTAGGAACTTAGATAAAATATGGAATGGTAAAATTAAACCCAATTTCAAGCTCAAGACAGTCAAGTATCCTTTCGCTTTAAAATTAAATCCACAAGCATATGAACGATATAAAGTATCTGATAACGTATATAAAGAGTATTTGGACATTCTGCGTAAACAAGATTTCGATGTTGGTATATTCGGTACGGGATACACTTCGCTATTATTGACAGCTGAATGTAAAAGAATGGGTAAAGCTGGTATTCATCTTGGAGGCTCTACTCAAATACTGTTTGGTATTAAAGGTCAAAGATGGAGAGAGATAAAAGAGTTTCAACCATTTTTCAATGATCATTGGACTGATCCATTAGAATCTGAAAAACCGGAAAACAGAAATATAGTTGAAGGAGGATGTTACTGGTGAGCGTTTTTGTTGATTACGATAACTGGAGTAGACAAGGTAATCGAATGTTTCAATATGCATTCGGTTATATGCTTGCAGATATAAAGAATACAAAACTATTTACACCAGAACTACCTAGCTTTAATATTAAGTCATCTTTAAATGCAATCACACCTATAAATGGTTTGTATACCAGAAGTTACGGTAATCATTATGTAGATTTTGAAGAACTTAAAAGAACAGATAGAGACATTGTAGTTAACTCATTTGTACAAAAAGCTCGATATTATATACCTTACAGAGACAAACTAATAGACCAGTTTTGGTTTGAAAGAAAACCTATAAATGAAAATAGTTTAGTTTTACACGTTAGAGAGACCGATTACAGGATGATAAACGTTTTCTTAGGATATGAAGTCTATAAATCAATTATAGATAAATCTGGTTTTACAGATGTAATAATAGTTACTGATAACTCAGAATGTGATACAGTTAAAAGATTATTAAGTGAAGGATGTAGATTAAACTCCCAAGGCAATATCACTCAATTTAAAACTGGTCTTGACGAAAGAGATATGTTCGACTTTTTAACTTTAGCAAACAGCGCTAATATAGCATTATCACAATCATCGTTTTCTTGGTGGGCTGCATTTTTAGGTAATCATAAAAAGATAATTTTTCCATATGTAAAAAATAACGGTATGTGGAAAGTAGAACCTGAAAGAGATGATATAGATTTGTTTTTTGATTTTGGGGATTCAATTAGACTAGATGTATGAGTAATGTAACAATATATCAACCGTGGGGTGGATTAGGAGATAATTTAGCACATTCAATAATACCAGAATTGTGCAATCAAAAAGGAATAAAATGTTTTTTATCTAAACATAATTTTTGTCGTAATAGTCAAATTTATGATTTAATTTGGGGGTGTAATCCTTATATTGAAAAAGAAACTATAGATTCAAAAGATCTATCCTGGTTAGATAGATGTAAACTTTATGAAAATAAAGGATTAAATCATGTTCAAGTAGTTCAAAAAACTTACGGATTTGATGGGTCTTATGAATATCCAAAAATCTATTACACACCGAAAGTTTTACCAGAATATCTAGATATAACTTTTTTAGATCTTAATAGCATTTCTGTAACATATGACACCAATGTTTTAAAACAAAAACTTAAAGTTTTGTTTGACGAAATAAAACATTATAACGTGATTAATATTGTTCATTCAAAAGTTACTAATAATAGTTACTTAGATAATATACCAGTGACAACTCTTGACTTGAATGACCTGTTTTTGTATTGTGATATAATACATTCAGCTAAAAATATTATTACTCTTAATTCTGGTATAACTAATCTAGCATCCACAGTTAAGAATCAGTTTAATAGTAAAGTTAATATATACACATTTACATATAAAAAATACCTAAAAGAATATGGTAGCAATGGGTATTTTTATAGCAACAATAACTATATAGCAGTTGATTAGCTTTGGTATTTTCATAAAATACCGATATGAAATTTTTAATTACCGGTATAACTGGGTTTGCAGGACCGCATCTGGCTAATTTACTTTTAGACTCAGGACATGAAGTTTATGGATTAGTTCGTCATAGCAATGGAAGAGAAACAGATATCTTGGATATCGTACCGGTAGTTAATTTTGAAAAGATTAAGTTTGTAAGAGGTGATCTAACTAATCTTAGAACCCTACAACAAGTTTTTAAGGAGAATGTTTTTGATGGTGTATTCCATTTAGCTGCACAATCGCATCCACCAACCTCATTTAAAGACCCTCTAGGAACGTTTAATGAAAACATTATGGGTTCAGCAAATCTTATTCAATGTATTCAAGATTATCAGCCTGAATGTAAATTAATGTTTTGTAGCACATCCGAAGTTTATGGTAACGTTGGTAAAGATGGTCGAAAGATAAAGGTAACTGATACTATTTTACCTGCTAATCCATACGGTGCTAGTAAAGCAGCTACAGATTTATATCTACAAGAACGTTTTATTAACGGTAAGATTAATGGATTTATTACAAGAGCGTTTTCACATACAGGTCCAAGACGCGGCAAGACATTTTCTATATCGTCAGATGCTTATCAGATAGCTAATATGATGGTAGGTAAGCAAGATAGAGTTTTAAGAATTGGTAATCTCACTACAACAAGAGTAGTATTAGACGTAAGAGATATTGTTAAGTCTTATTATCTGTTAATGATGACTAATAAGTCTAATGGTAAAGTCTTTAACATTAGTGGTGATCAACCAAGACAGATGCAAGCTTATACAGATTTACTTATCAAGATAAGTGGATTGAAAGATGTAGTACAGACTATAGACCCTGCTTTATACAGACCGCATGATATAACATATCAGTGGGGAGATATATCTGAACTTACCGATATTACTGATTGGAAGCCAGTATATACAATTGAACAAACAATGCATGATTTGTTACATTATTGGGTTAAAAAGTTACAATGATAAATTTTGTACTATTTCATAACGGACCGCATTTTCCTGTACATGTTAAAAGCTGTATAGAAAATATAGTTCGTTTTAATCCAAATAGTAAAATTTACTTTATAACTAACCATAATGTAAAATTTGAAAATAGCGTAGAAGTCTTAAACTTAAATGATTTTAAAAGCAAGCAAGTTTTAACATCAAGCTTTTTTAATGAATCACCAGATAGAATTTTGTTTCGTAATTCTTTGTTTAGATTTCTTTTCATAAATGAATTTATTAAAAACAAACAACTGACTAACGTCGTACACTTTGATAATGATATAATGGTATATGAAGACTTTTCAAAGTTTGTAGATATCTTTGAAAAGTCTAATATTAGTATAACACCGCATTCAGCAAATGAGTATGTTTGCGGTTTTATGTATATCAAAAATAACATTGACGCGATAGAAGATTTGTTTTTGAGAATTGTGAATTTAGATAGGAATTCGCTCTATAATTTGGCCGGTGCTAACTTCATGCCCAATGAAATGAGATTATTATATCTTCTTAATAAAGAAAAGCATTGTATGACTATGTTACCAGTGTTACCGTTTGGAGAGTTCTCTAACAATTTTGAAAAGTTTAATTCAGTTTTTGATCCTTCATCATATGGTCAACATATAGGTGGTACACCTGATAATATTACACCTGGTTGGGTAGCACCTAAAAATTTACACAGGGCTATAGACCCATACTTACATAGTAAAGAAATTAACATAATTTTTGAAAACAAATTACCTTATATAGAATATAATGACAAATTAATTAAACTTAATAATCTACATATTCACAGTAAACAAACATATAAATTTACAGCATGATTATATCCGGTGAACAGTTACAGTTATTAGCAGAGATCAGTTTTTGTTCTGAAAAAAATTGTATCATACAAGATCAATTAAACATGATGCAACAGAATGTGCATTTAATTGATTCATTTCCTGTTGCAGAAATTAAAAACTATAAACGTATTTTTGTCTACTCACACGATCTTAAGAAATTTTTTAATAAGTTTTACAACGAATTGCAAGATGGTATAACTTTACTATCTCATAATTCTGATTACCCAATTACAGAAGAATTTCTACCTTATCTAGAAGGTAATAAAATTAAAAAATGGTTTTGTCAAAACAGATATATTAACCATCCGAAGTTATTTTCTTTACCAATAGGAGTTGCAAATAGTCAATGGAAGCATGGTAATCAAAACACAATACAAGATACTATATCAAAATGTCTTCCTAAGAAATTTTTAATTTATAAAAATTTTGACAAATCTACTAATATACAAAAAAGATCTGCTATCGATCAAATTACACAACTAAACGGTATACCAATGGATTATAATAGACCGTATAATGAATATTTAGAAATAGTAGCTCAAAGTATTTTTGTAATATCACCACCTGGTAACGGTGTAGATTGTCATAGAATATGGGAATGTTTAAGTTTGAACGCAATACCTATTGTAGAAAGACATACATGCTTTAATCAGTTTGAACATTTACCTATACTGTTTATTGATAAATGGGAAGAAGTAAACAATAAATACGTTTTAGATAGAATATCTATTATTAAACAATTTGTAAACCCAATCAAAGAATTATCTTTAGACTATTGGAAAGAACTTATATGTACGGAATAATATGCAAAGACGCTCTACCAGGCACTAGTTTATTTGCTAACTTTAGATTAGCACTTAAAAATTTCTATAATTGTGACTTCAAGGAAGTTAATTCAATTGAAGATACAAATGACATAGATACTTTGTTCATAGTTGATGAACATTTTGGTCCTCATGTTGATATATGGAGAAATTTAAACTTTATAACACATATCAATTCAAAGAAGATTAAAGTTGTAGTCTTTAACTTTGAAAAGATTTTTTCATCGCAATTTCCATGGAATGCAGAACATCAACGTCATGTATATCTTTTTAACTATCTAAAACAATATGTATCTGATATAAACGACTTAAAAACTTTAAACGGTAAAATTATTAATAAGCAATTACTATCTAAAGATACGCAATTAAGTGCACCTACTGTAGAGAAAAAGGATAGAATACTCTTTATCGGTCAATGTAACAACTATTACCCGACTAGAGAGCAAGTAATTAAAAATCTAGTTAGTAGAGGTTTCCCTCTTGACGTGGTTATAACACATAGAAAACTAACGTATGATGAATTTATTCAAAAGGTAAATGAATATAAGTATATTTTAAATCCTTTTGGTACAGGAATGTTTTTAAACATTAGATTTTACGAAGCTTTGAAACTTGGTTGTATTCCTATACAACAAATTACACCTGAGATGAAAGATCTTTACAAAGAATTAGATCATAGTATAAACTTTGTAGACCCATCTGAATTAAGCATGGATAATATTAAAAGCTTTTTATTTAAACCATTAAACTACTATCTAGAAGATTACTTTAAAGAAATATTATGATTAAGCTTATTATTTTTGATTTAGATGGAGTACTAGTATCATCGAAACAATTACATTTTGATTCGTTAAACTACGCTTTGGCTAAAGTAGATAGTAAGTATACTATAACATACGAAGAGCATATTGGAAAATATGATGGATTAAGCACACATAAAAAGCTTCAACTATTAACAGAAAGTAAACAATTACCAGAATCATTACATAACCAAGTATGGAATGATAAGCAAGAAGAAGCAATCAATATTATTGATAGATTTACAAAAGATGAGAGATTAGTAAAAGTTTTGGATAATCTTTCAAAGAAATATCGATTAGTTTGCTGCACAAATTCTATAAGAAAAACTGCAACGTTACAGTTGAAGAAAAAAGGCTTTTTAGAATTTTTTGAAAAAATATACACAAATGAAGATGTTATGCATCCTAAACCACATGCAGAAATCTATATGAAATGTATGTTGGATTTTTCTATCAATCCAGATGAAACAATTATATTGGAAGACTCTGTAGTAGGTAGAAGAGCTGCTAGTAGATCAGGTGCATTTGTTTTACCTATAGACAGTCCTGAAAACGTTACATTAGAACGAATAAACAATTTTATTATGAAAGTTGAAAACAATTTACCATCATCAAACAAATGGAAGACAGATAATTTAAATGTTTTGATTCCTATGGCAGGTGCTGGATCGAGATTTGAAAAAGCTGGTTATACATTTCCTAAACCGTTAATTGAAGTTAAGGGTAAGCCAATGATACAGGTAGTTGTAGATAACATCAATATAGACGCACAGTTTATTTTTATTGTTCAGAAATCGCATTTAGAAAAATATAACCTCAATCAAACTTTAAATCTTATAGCCCCAGGATGCAAAATCGTAACTGTGGATGGAATTACAGAAGGAGCTGCTTGTACTACCTTACTTGCTGAACAGTATATTGATACTGATACTCCTTTACTCATGGCTAACTCTGATCAATTTGTGGAATGGTTTAGCGATGAATTTATGTATAATATGACCACAAGTAATGTAGACGGTGGTATACTTACTTTTAAATCTACACATCCTAAGTGGAGTTATGCTAAGTTAGATATTAATGGGTTTGTTACAGAGGTAGCTGAAAAGAAACCAATAAGTGATGTAGCAACTGTTGGTATATACTACTGGAAGAAAGGTTCTGATTATGTAAAGTATGCTAAACAAATGATATCTAAAAATGTAAGAGTTAATAATGAGTTTTATGTTTGTCCTGTTTTTAATGAAGCTATATTAGATAACAAAAAGATTAAAACGTTTCATATAGATAAAATGTGGGGAATAGGTACACCAGAAGATTTACAATATTTTGTTAAGAACTACAATGGTAATAATATCACATAGAGGTAATACTACCGGGCCTGATAAGCTTAACGAGAATCGTCCGGATCATATTTTAAAAGTACTGCAAAAATATGATTGCGAAGTTGATGTTTGGATGAAAGGTAGTAATCTGTACCTTGGTCACGATGAACCTCAGTATGAAATATCTGAGCAGTTTTTAAAGCATACAAGGTTATGGTGTCACGCTAAAAACTTGGATGCATTATATTATATGATAAGACTTCCAGACATTAAATGTTTTTATCATAATGTTGATAAATTCACGTTGACAAGTAATGGCTTAATTTGGACATACCCTGGTGAGCAAGTAACTAATAAATCTATAATAGTAGATACCAGTGTTAACTGGAAAGAAAAAAATTACATTTGTTGTGGTGTTTGTGTTGATTATATCTTATAATACTTTACTATTAAAGTATGATTCTCACAAATGAAAAAGTATATGACGGGCTTCTGATTCATAAGCGTTTTGCTTACAAGTATTTTCGTAAGACGACTTTGCCTATCGGTAACATTGTAGCGTTTCGAGCTCCTATGAATGTCGAAACAGATGGTATGATTGATAGTGAAGATATTTTGCAGAACGATTACATCTACAGCGATGATGCTATTAATTTCTGTTGGGAGATACCTAACCTAGATCCGTTCGGTGCAGTTGCGTATCAGAGACTTTTTAATACTCAGATAGCTAATATTCTTTCAACTCGCTATCTAAGAAAGCCCATTGAAATGAAAGGTGATGATTTTATGGTGCATGATGAATTTACCGGTAGTGATGGTACCTTGCAAAAGGTAGGTAAATGTAGTGTGAGCATTACCTATTCAACTAATAATGTTGCGTTAGGTCATACCGGTATCAATATTAACGCAGGCAGTAAAGCTCCACCGTTTGCATATAGTACTAAACTTACAGATCAGCAAGCTAAAGACTTTATGTCGCAAGTAGTTGAGCTGTTTTATGCATTAAATGATGATATCTTTATTGCAACGTCTAAAGTCATTGTATGACAATATTCGATTACCTAAATTCTTTATTCTTTTCAAAAAAACAAATAGATCTAAACTGCGATGATGAATCGCAGTTTTCTATTTTTATGGTTAATAGATGGGGGTCTTTCTATTCTAAAGAGATTGCTAACTACATAAATCAAACATCAAATAGATATGGTAGTGTATTTTTAGATAAGCAAGAGCAATATATCTTTCTTTACCATCTTATGCCGCATTTAAAGTTTAAAAAGATAAACTATATTAAAAAGACGAAAAAAGAAGATAAAGAAGTAAAAGAAGTAAAAGAAGTAATACCAGAATTTATGAGTTTAAAAGAGTATAAGCAAAACGTTGAGTTTGTAAATACATTATCTAAATAACAAATATGGCACAAGTATCAATTGACGTTTTAGCACCAAAGAAAAGTCTTATCGACTTAGACAGCTATAATAAAGGTAATTTCGGATTAGGCGATGATTTTATTCTATCACATATCTTTGATGATATTGTTTTAGTGGAATATATAGATGAAGTAGCGGATGGAGCTGGGGATGCTATTATGAGAGGTGGTATTTTAGTACCAACCAATACACTTATCAAAGCTTGGAGAAAAGCTCAAGTAATTTTAGTAGGCCCAAGTGTTAAACAATGTAAAGTAGGCGATATTGTAATATTTCCAAATGATAAAGGAGTATCTGTATCAAATATTGAAGTTGCAGGCCATGGTAAACTCAAGAAGGGGATGTTCTTAAACGAACAGAGATTGTTCGGTGTTTGTAAAAAAGTATCAGAGGAAGCAATTGCTCCTGACACTCAACTTTTAAATGAAGACAACGTTATCGAGTCTAAAACCACTTCTAAAAGAAAACGTTTGTGAGATAGTCTTCGTCAGACGCAGACCAAGATCTAACAGACCACCTTTTAGAAGAATGTTGTGTACACTGGATGAGAATTTACTTAACAGTGTGAACGGTAGATTGTCTTTAAATTTTAGACCATCAACAGCAATCATGCCATATAATGCAGAAGCTAAAAACTTGTTACCTGTTTGGGATATTTTTATGCAGGATTGGCGTATGGTAAACATGGACGAATGTGATCTAGTAGAAACTATAAAGAGAGAAGATTTTTGGAAATATTTTAACGAAAAATTAATACCAATGTCTCCTCAACAAAAAATACAATACATGGACACATGATAGAAAATTTAGAAAAACACATCAACAACTTTTTGCAAAAAGAAGTTGTTTTTTTTATTAATAGTGAGAAACCTATTAGAACAGGTAAATTTTTAATCTTTAGATTTAAGGATTTTTATTTAAATTTTATACTTAAAAATAATTCCACATCAAAAACGTTTGAAATTCCTTACCCGTTTAAAGTTGAGAAAGGTGAAAATTGTTTAAAATTTTCTTACACATTAGAAGACTTCTCTCAAAAAAATCTTAACTTGCTTGTTAAAGCAAAGTTAATGACTCCTAAAAAAAGAAATAAATTATACAACTGCACAGTTGTTTTATCGTCATACAACTAGTATAATCGATAGGTGTATAGTCGATATCTATCTAAATTTCCAGACAATTATACTCCTAGTAGGCAGCAAATTGATCTGATCAAACGTATTGAGGATGCTTATAAGAAAGGTTATAAGTATGTTATATGTAGTGCTCCTACCGGATCAGGTAAGAGCTTCATATCAAAAACAATAGGTAATATCTCTAACAAGTGCACTGAAGAGTTTAAAGAACTTATTACCTCTTACAAAGCATTTAAGCAAGATTACATTGGTAATTACTCATCTGAGGTTGAATGTTTAGATCAACCACCGTCTGGAGCGTTTGCTTTAACGATTACAAAATCTTTACAAGATCAGTATGAAAGCTTGTTTAACGAAACCCCGCTTCTTAAAGGTAAGAGTAACTATCAATGTCAAGTTAATACTGACGTTGATGTAGAGAATGCACCGTGTTTGCTCACACCAAAATTGAAAGAAGAATGTTGGACAAAGAATATTTGCCCATATTATAATGCTCGTAACAAAGCATTAATTGATCAGTTTAGCGTACTAAACTATAAAATGTTTTTGACTTTGCCTGGTCATGTTAAACGTAAAAACTTTATTATCTGCGATGAAGCATCAGAATTAGAAGATGAAATTGTAAAGCACTTTTCCGTTTTTATTGATCCAGATAAACTTAAATTGCTTGGTGTTAGCATTCCGTATCTTTATACTGATAACATTGAGGAAGTATACAAATGGTTGAATACTTTAATGATTACAGTAGGTGAGCATGTTGAGAAGTTAAACGATAAACATAATAATAAGTTTACCCAGCTTAACATAAACGATAAAGTAAAGCTTAACTACTTTAAGAATTTACATCGTACGTTAAATCTTATTGAAGAGACGTGGTCAAAGTGTGAATACCTTTGTCAACGTGAAGGTAAAACAGTACGCGTTATGCCTTTGAAAGTAGATGCTTTAGCGAAATATATTTTTGATTACGGTGAAAATATTTTGTTAATGTCAGCAACGATCGTTGATCATAAGTCATATGCAAAGAGTCTTGGTATTACTGAATACAAGTATGTAGAGGTTGATAGTACTTTTGATAGTAAAAAAGCCCCTATCCATATCTCTTCCACCAATAAGCTTAATAGAAGTAATATGCAAAAAGTATTACCTAGTATGGCTGCTCAAATAAGTCAAATTTGTGAAGTACATAAAAATGAAAAGGGTATTATTCATACCCATACATTACAAATTACTCAATTTTTGCAAAAGACTTTAAAGAGTGATAGATTCTTGTTTCGTGATGTAGAATCTAAAAATGAAAATATCTTATCAAAGCATACACGTAGTCCTGAACCAACCGTTATAGTTAGCCCGTCGATGACATTTGGTGTAGACTTGAGAGATGATTTGGCAAGGTTTCAAATCATTGTTAAAGGTGCTTTCTTACCTTTAAGTGATGTAAGAATCAAACGTTTATTTGATGAAGATAAAGTTTGGTATACTAATAAGATGCTTATAAATCTTGTACAAGCTTGTGGTAGAGGTATTAGAAGTAAAGAAGATTATTGCGTTACTTATATCCTTGACGGTACATTGTTTGATATTATTATTCAGAACAAGGATAAATTACCGAAATACTTTATCGATAGATTTGTATAAATATAATTGTGAAGTCATTTAAAACGTATTATTATATCCAGGAAGAGGGCTTAGGTTCAAAACTTAAAGCTCTTGGACTTGCAGGGTCTTTAGCATTAACGGGGTTTGGTAAAGAGATGCCAACTCAACAACCTGCGCAACAGACTCAAACAGTAAGAAAGGATATATCAATAGTTACATCAGATTCATTAAAAAATCAGCTGATAAAGCATGAAGGCTATAGAACAAAACCATATTATGACTCAGAAGGAAAGTTAACTGTAGGTATTGGATTTAATATAGACGAAAAGTCTAATAGACAAGCCTTTTATAAAGCTACAGGATTAGATCCAGCTAAAGTATCAACTAAAACACAACTAAATGATAGACAAGTTAATGAACTGTATAAAATAAGTTTTAACAGAGCAGTATCAGATGCAAGAAAGTTCTTACCTTCATTTGATAGTCAGCCATTACCAGTTAAACAAGTTTTGATAGATATGTCTTTTAACTTAGGATATCCAAGATTAAGCAAATTTACAAAGTTTAAAGATGCTTTAGAGAAAAAAGATTACAAACGTGCAAGTAAAGAAATGATGGATAGTAAATGGTCTAGACAAGTAAAGGGTAGAGCAGTTACCTTATCCAATATGGTTTCTTCCGCGAACTAATTTTTTCTTTTTCTTTATTCTCGGCTGTTTCATTATTGCGGTAATCATATTACCGTTTAATCTATCTCCTTTAAAACCACCATACGCTGCAGGAGAATTAGCCTTTGTATCAAATATATTTGGTGTTTGAGAACCGAAACTCTTCTTATAATTCGGCACCACTCGTCTTTTAGTATCAAAAGGTACTCTAAAGTCCTCAGTTACTTTTTCTTTTTTTTTATATTTTTGCTGATGGCTTTACGTCTATTTTTCAAATACTTATCAGTCTTATTTACCTTACCGTCATTGTTTATATCACTATCTTCCTTACCAACAGGATCTAACTTTTTCTTATGATGCTTTTTTGCTTCTGATAAAATACTTGAAACTAATTGATTGAAATTCATATTTATATTTATATAATTCCGTATGGTTATAAATCAATTTTCTAGTAAAAAGATTGCATGCGTTGTTACTGGGAAAACAACAGTCTATGCTGGTGAGTTCTTGCAAAAGAAGATACAAGAGTATGCAACTATAGAGAATCTAGAAAAATTCTATATTTGTAAAGAGGTAAAAGCCCTTCTTAAGAAAGGTTATAAAATTTCTGATGTTCGTAAAATCTTAGATACTCCTGACTATGTACCTTTTCCTGCGGACGATGTTATAAAAGAAATAGAAAAGGACTATCAGAAGTCTCAAATTAAAGTTAATGACACAACTAGTCAATCACTTAGTACTATTACAAGTTTAACTTACGATAAATCAGATCCAGAAGTTGAGGAATTTATAAACAACGTTATTATAAAACTATAAAAAATGTACACTTATACTATTAAAAACAATAATACATTAGCAATTAGAAATGCTAAAAACGGTCAATTGGTAAGAACAGTCACAGTTGACGGAAACATAGCGGGTTCACCTATGGTAAACAGCGACATTGGTACAGTTAATGTAAGAAAAGGTAATACAAATAAAGTTTATGTTACGAATTTAAATAATGGCTCAGTAAAGAAAATTTTCAACGTATGATAGATATAGATCTAACTTCTAGACCTCCTAATTCAGATGGATTTGTTGTACCTAACCATGATGAATATCCTATTTTGTTTTTAGGATTTTTAATTAAAAATGAATATGATAATCAAAGAATTGAAATAAGCAAAGCTTTTAATCCTAAAAACATTTTTCATCTTTCTAAAGATAGACAAACATTAACTGCTTTGAGAGGTATAAAACTTAAACCAAACAGTACTGTGCATGGGTTAATTAAGAGTATACAGAATCAAGAAAAGTTAGGTATAACTCTTGTTACATATCAAAACCTTTTGAGTCAATTTAGTTTCTCTTGTAAAGAGACATATAACTTTTTTGATAAGGGAATTTATCCTATAGATTTTGTTAATCTTAAAAGTATTTGCGATGACAGTTTTAATAACGATAAAAAAATATTTCAACATATTCTTGGTCTGGATGAAAAGGTTTTTGATTTTCAAAAATTCTCTTCTCTTAAGCTGTTCATTCTAACAATCTAAACTAAATATTTTACCAAATAAATCATTGATTGGTTTATTCGTGGTTATAATATTATGGTATCTAAAATGTCGAAAGAAATTACAATCGTAAAACGTTCAGGTAAGAAAGAGAAATTCTCACCAGATAAAATTAATAAAATCCTTCAATGGGCTTGCGAAGACGTAAAAGGCGTATCATTCGAGCAAGTAGCTATGAACGCGCATTTACAATTTTTTGATGGTATAACTTCGAAAGATATTCACAATACGCTAATTGAAGCTGCAGCTGGTCTTATATCTGAACAGACTCCTCAATATCAACAAGTCGCATCTAGACTTCTTAACTATCAGCTTCGTAAAGAAGTTTGGGGTGGTAAAGATGCACCCAGGCTATATGATTTTGTAAAACAAAATATCGAACAGAATAAGGTATATGATCCAGAGATCTTAAATTGGTATGATAAAAAGGACTTTGATAAGCTGAATGATTATATCGATCATAATCGAGATTTCGATTTTGCGTATGCTGGCATAAAGCAGTTATGTGAAAAGTATCTTGTACAGGATAGAGTTTCAAAGACTATTTTTGAAACTCCTCAGTTTGCATATATTCTCATCGCAATGACTCTTTTTAAAGATTATAAAGAAAAGAGACTTGACTATATCAGAAAAGCATACAATGCTTTCAGTAAGCATAAGATCAATCTACCTACACCGTTAATGGCAGGGGTACGTACTACGTTAAAGAGTTATGCATCTTGCATGCTTATTACCGTCGATGATACGTTACGTTCTATTTTTGCTAGTAATGATGCTATTGGATTTGCTACTGCAAGTCGTTATGGTATCGGAATTAACTTTAGTAGAATTCGTGCTACAAATAGTCCAGTTCAAAATGGTACTATAGTTCATACAGGACCTATTCCGTATCTAAAGATGTATGAGTCAGCAGTAAAGAGTTGCCATCAGAATGGTATTCGTGGTGGTAGTGCAACTGCTAACGTTGCATACTTTCATAAAGATATAGAAGAGATTTTAGTCTTAAAGAACAATGCAGGTACAGATGATAATCGAGTTCGTAAGCTTGACTATTGCATTGCATTCGATGGATTGTTCTATGAGCGTTTCTTAAAGAATCAAAACGTTACTTTGTTTTCGTATCATGAAGCCCCAGAACTTTGGAATAACTTCGGTATGCCTGGGTTTAAAGAGCTATATGAAAAAGCAGAAAAGAATCCAAAGTTAAAGTATAAGAAGACAATGAATGCTCGTGAGTTATTCATGCTATTTTCTAAGGAGCGTTTTGAAACTGGTAGAATGTATGTGTTCAATGCTGATCATGTTAATACTCACGGTTCGTGGACTGAGCAAGTAGATACAACTAACCTTTGTGTTGAAGTCACACATCCATTAAAGCCTATCTATAATATTGAAGATGTTAATGGAGAGATTGGTGTATGTATTCTCGCAGCAGTTAATCTATTAGAGATTAAAGATGATGAAGATATGGAACAGACATGCGATATTATTGTTCGTATGTTAGATGAGCTTATTGACCATCAAAACTATTTTGCTCCTGCTGCTGCAAACTTTGCTAAGAAACGTCGTAGCTTAGGTATTGGTATCACTAATTTAGCAGCTATATTTGCTCAAAATGGGGTGAAGTATTGGGATAAGAAAGCGCCTAATATTGCAGCTAAGTTAATGGAATCGGTAAGTTATTATTTGTTAGATGCATCAGCTGAATTAGCTGCTACGAAAGGACAGTGTGAAAAGTTTGGTTATACAAAATTCAGTCGTGGTATCTTACCTATTGATACATATAAGAAAGAGGTAGATACATTTGTAACTGAAAAGCTACATAAGGATTGGGAAGCATTAAGAGCTAAAATACGTAAACATGGGTTGCGTAATAGTACTCTTACAGCTTTAATGCCATGTGAATCATCTGCAGTTATTCAATCGTCAACAAATGGTATCGAACCACCGCGATCGCTTATTACTGCAAAACGTTCTAAGGCTGGTATTGTTCCTTCTATCGTGCCAGGTGTAGATAAGTATGGGAAAGATTATACACTTGCGTTCGAAATGCCCGGTAATGAAGGATATCTTAAGGTAGTTGCTGCTTTACAGAAGTTTGTTGATATGAGTATATCAGCAAATCTATACTATAATGTCAGCAAGTACCCTGATAGAAAAGTATCGCAGAATGATCTTATCAAAGATATTCTTACAGCATACAAATACGGGGTCAAGACGTTGTACTATACAAATACGTACGACGGTGATACGCAATCGGCTTTAAATATAACAACAAACACTACTGAACAAGCAAAACAAGAAGAAGTCGTTGATGATTCTGGTTGTGCTGGCGGTGCGTGTACCTTATAACATGAAAACAGTACTAAACAAAACTAATGTAGACTCTCTCAAGCAGCCTTTGTTCTTAGGCAAAGACTTAGCAATACAGCGTTATGATCGTCTTAAGTATCCAAAGTTCTATGAACTGTACGATCAACAGCTTAACTTCTTCTGGCGTCCACAAGAGGTAAATCTTACTAAGGATTTATCTGACTATAAGAAGCTTACTGAAGAAGAACGTTTTGTATTCGACAGTAATCTTAAGTTTCAAACAATGGGTGATTCGATGCTATCGCGTTCTATTCATCAGATGATGGAACATGTAAGTAATCCAGAGTTGGAGATTTGTATGAATGTTTGGAGTTTCTTCGAAACTATTCATAGTAATTCATATACATACATACTGCAGAACGTTTACCCAGATGCAACTAAGTTCTTTGATTCTATTTTAGAAGATAAGGAAATAGTTAAGCGTGCAGAGTTCATGACAAGTCGTTATGATGCATTAATGAGTAGTAGTAAGGATATCAAAGAGCAAATTCTTGATGCAATTATTGCAACTCAGATCATGGAAGGTGTTACATTCTACGTTTCATTTGCTTGCTCATTCTACTTCGGTTACCGGGGTAAGATGGAAGGTAATTCTAAGATCATCAATTTGATCTCTAGAGATGAAAACTTGCATGTAGCTATTACGCAAAACATTCTCAAGTATCTTAAGGATAATCCTGATGAAGGTTTCCAGTCTACGTTCAAAAAGCAAGAAGGTAAGATTTACGAATTTTACCGTACTGCAGTAGAAGCAGAAAAGGATTGGGCTGATTATCTCTTTAGCAAAGGTAGCTTAGTTGGACTAACTCCCGAATCATTAAAGCAATATGTTGAATGGTTAGCTAATAATCGCTTAACATCACTCGGTTTAAAGAAGCTTTATGATGCAAAGAGTAATCCTCTTGCTGGTTGGCTTGATAGTTTCTACGATAGTAAGAAGGTCCAAGTAGCTCCTCAAGAGACTGAAATCTCTAGCTATGTTAAGGGTGTAGATAATAAGCTAAACGATAAAGATTTCAATGAGTTCACGTTGTAAACAAAGGTAAAAAGGTTATCTCAGTCTTTTATTATATCTGAGATAACCCTTACTTTTGACCATGTACTCTTCTATTAGGTAACACTCTTCCAGGGTTGTTATTCAGTTCTTTTGCTGCCTCTCTTACTTCCGTATTCTTATCTAATAATGTGAGTGGTAAGTTCTTAAAGATATGTGAATGTTCTTGTGAAGCAACACATCCAGGAATTGATGCATTTACTTGTAACGTTGCTAATGCATTTATACTACCTATAACTGGAAATGTACCTGTTGGTGTCACTGCAACTAACCCTGCACCAATTAACGGTACATTTAAGTTACCAGCTATCGAGGTACCTTCTAATAAGGTTGAGAATACCTGAGTGCCTTGTGTAACTTGATACTCAGCAGGAGCCGTCACGTGTTGTAAGTATACTTCTCCTTCAACTGACAACCCACCACCAATAATAAGATTATTATTTACCCCTAAGCTACTTTCAATGAAAACTTGTCTTTGACGTTTGTTTCTTAAACGTAATATTTCTGCAGATATGTTTATAGTCTTTGCGTTAATATTAACCTCATTTTCGCTAGATACATTTACTTGTTCCCCTACAACATTAGTTACAGCTCCAGAAATGTTTAAACTTCCTAACGTTTTAAAATTAATACCACCTGCACCGACCATGACATTATATCTATTGCAAACATTTAGCGTATAATCACCACCTGGCAAGTCTTGCACATGAACGTATTCAACCAACGGGCTTGGTTCGAAGTTCATATAAGGACCATAATTGTCTATTAGCAATTCACTCGATAACATTTTACCGACATTATCGAAACGAATACTACCATAATTGTTAATGGTCATACCAATTGTTTCAATTTTATGTTTCGTGATTTGTATTATTTCACTACCACCAATACCTAATTGTTTTTCAATTTCGATTAACTCTGGTAAAGCTTTTTCAGTAAACTGTTTAATTAAATCTTTTTTAGGGTCTACAACCCAGTTACCATTTTCAGATGATGTACTTTGTCCAGGTAAACCAGTCCATTGTATACCACTTTCTTGAGTATAGTTATCTAAGCTTGGATATTTAGCAATTTGCGGCGGTTGCGATATTACAGAAAATAATGAAGGCCCGTCTACAAAAGAGTTTGATAAAAACGCTTGTGTTTGAGTTATAGTGTTTATTATAGATGATGAGTCATCATCTAATGTATAATTATCTTGATTGATAGCAGGGTGCGGTGCAAATGTACCCACTCTTTGCTGCTGTAAACTATTTCTGTTTATAACTACATTACCAAAAGAGTCTTTAACGTTGTTATTATTCGTTCTTTGAATTTCAAATAGCTGTTTTAAATCTTGAATAGGACCATATACATCTTTCCACTTTTCAAAATACTCAGTATTAAGCGATCCTATCTTTTTAAATTTATCTCTCTTAACAATTTCATCATGGCTCTTCTCTGTATAATCATTTTTAAATCCTCTTACAGTATTATAACTATCATTTAAAACTAACTTTTGATCATTACCAGTAGCTAATTCTATATTAGCTTGGTTGTTAAATTCTTTAAAAGAACCAGAGTAGTGAGTTAATTTTAACTTTTCTTTTAAATCAGTATTTACTATTTCTAAGGTACCACCTTTTTGATTTAGTACATATTTGTTTCTATATGTCTCTACATTGACATCATTAAGAGTAAATGATTCACCTACGTTTTCAAACTTACCAGGGTAATCTATACCCGGGTTATCGTATGCATCATATATTCCTTTCCAATCTGTCTCACCATAAGATACTGCAAAGTATACAGGTAATGTTGGATTACCTTCTCTAAAAAATACCCAAACATGACTACCGACACTAGGTATACCAAATGAGCCTTTAGCTCTGTTAGAGTATGATGTAGGTATATATTCATATGCTAAAGGATTAGGTCTATTAATATTTTCAGAAGCATTTATAAACGCATCATACAATCTGTTTTCTTCTTTTTCATAAAAAAATGCAGGTTTACCAGGAGTGTCTGGACCAGATGTTGTTGATTGTGTAAATGTGGAGTAGTAGTTTGAATCTGAAATATTTGCAAAATTATGATAATCGTTAAATCTACCACTTGCATTTTCACTTGTTAAAGGCGCTGCACAATGAGCCCAAGGTAGAACAATTTTTAATTCTTCTATTATCTCTGTTAAATTATTGGTTTGAGAATTAGGTGTACCAGATAAAGACTGAACTATTACATTATCTATATTTGCTCCTACAAATTTAAATTTTTTATTTGTCTTCTGCTCAACCCATTTCTTATAAACTGAAGCAGAAACATGCGGCACAAAAACCTTTATCTTACCAGTTTTTTCTGGATCATTATTTTGTACTACAATACCAACATAGTTACCGAAAAATTTCTTCATATTTTAATTAGGTTAAAGGTTCATATATCCAAGAAGCTTGCTGCAATCTAGCAATTTCAGCATTTAAAGCTAACTCAACTTTATCTCTTCTTGACTTGTTAGGAATGTCTAAAATTAAACTCTGCTTTCTATATCTAAGTATAGATAATCTATCCAATCTTGTAAGTTTATTATTTGTTTGAGTAAATTGTAAAGTACTTATATCATTGACAATTATAGTTTGTTTCACAGGTTCTTTAACATTGTTTAATCTTTGTTCAACTGATTGTGTAGTCTTTTCAATAGTTGTTTGAGTAATTTGATTTACGACTTCTTGTCTTTTAACAGGATTTTCAGCTATCTCTTTTTTCTCATTATTAGATAAATTTTTTACAGAAAATTGTACATTCTTTTTTATATCAGCATCTATACTAGCAAGTTCAAAATTTTCTAAAGCTAATTCATCATTTGTTATTACCTCTTTGTTTACTATATCTTTTACTTTTTTATTTTGCGATGTTATTGCTTGATTAACTGAGTTATAAGCATTAACTGCACTTTGACCTACTTGTTTTGATAAACCACCTATAGCCGCAATAGTACCTAATGCTGCGTTTACAGAAGCTACTGCATTGCCTATTGCCTGATCTATAACACCTTGCACTACATTTGAAATAGTACCGGCAGCAGATACTAAAGTGTTACGTATAAAGTTTTTAGTAGCAGCTGCTGTTAGGTTCGACACTGCACCTAGTGATGTTAACTTTTTAAATGTATTTTGTATTGGTGAAAGAGCTTGATTAAAAAATCTTTTTACAGAATTAATTTTGCCTGGTAAATCTAAGTTAGGTATGTTAAACTTAGGTATAGTAAACTTTATACTAGGCAGTTTAGGTAGCCTCAGAGGAGGTACAATTATTTTAGGTAATTGTATTCTCGGAGTTAAAAACTTTATAATCGCCATATTAATATTTAACAAACTATTGATTTTATCAAACTAACAATTACAATACCCGTATGTCTCATACTATTTTAGTTTCACATGAAACACCTATTAGCCTGTTAAGCGAATCAGTAGCGTATAATGATTATGATTACGCACTCGTTCATTTATTTGATACAAAGCCTGAGTATTACGATCATTTCGTAAAGTGTTTAGAATCAGGTCGTCAAGTGTTGCTTGATAATAGTATCTTTGAATTAGGTAAAGCTTTTGATAATGATAAGTTTGCAGACTATGTTAAAAAGCTAAAACCAACCTTCTATATCGTACCAGATGTTCTTGAGCAAGGTTATGATACAGTAAAGAACTTTTCAGACTTTACTACTAAGTATGCTGACTTACCTGGTATGAGAATTGGTGCTATTCAAGGTAAGACATATGATGAACTTGTTGACTGTTACAAGTATATGAGTGAATACGCTGACTATATAGCTATCAGTTTTGACTTTTCATACTATATTGTAACTGGTAGAGGTAAGTCAAAGTTAGAGCGTTGGTGCACAGGACGTCAAAACTTTATTAACGATCTTATTCAAGATGGTATTTGGAATTGGTCTAAGCCGCATCATCTACTCGGATGTTCTTTAGCAAAGGAATTTAGATATTATGTAGATAAGAATATCTACAACATCCGTTCAGTTGATACATCCAATCCAATTGTAGCTGGTATAGAAGGCTTACTTTATAATCATGACTTTGGTCTAAATACAAAACCTACTACAAAGCTTGCAGACATTATTGATACGGCTGTATCAGAACAGCAGACTCATAATATCTATCATAACGTTCATATGTTTAAGAAAATCTTAAAGAGAGTATAATATGATTATAACATTTACAGGTGCACAATCTTCAGGTAAAAGTACTTTACTGAATAAGATGAAAGATGATGAGTCTTTCAAAGATTGGCATTTTGAACCAGAAATAACTAGAAGTCTAAAAGATAAGTACGGGCTAGCTATTAATGAGAAGGGTAGTGACTTTACTCAGATGATTACTATCAATAGTCATGTTGATAATTATTTGAGAAATAAAGATAAGAAGTGTGTATTCGATAGATGTGCATTAGATGCATTTGTTTATACAACGTATATTTGTTATTCAAATAACAAGGATGATAGGTTGGGTCATTATGCTGAATACGTATTTGATCAATTGAAAGATAAGTATGATATTATTTTTTATACTGATCCTTCTATTCCGTTAGTTGATGATGGTGTGAGAAGTATTGATGTGAACTTCAGAAATAAAGTTATAGAGCTTTTTGAGTTTTATATCGATCATTATAAGCTTACTAATCTTGTTAGACTATCTGGTTCTGTAGAAGAAAGATATAATACAATCAAAAACGAGATTGAAAAACGAACAAATACATATACAATTTAACTATGGCCAATAACGTATTAGACAATTCAAATATTAGTAAGCATCTCGGTAAAACATCTGAGTACAAAAGTACTTATGATAAGACTTTATTGGTTGCTGAACCGAGACAGAATAACAGAACATATCTAAACATTGCAGATGATAATCTACCTTTTGTAGGTTTTGATACTTGGAATGCTTATGAATGTTCTTTTCTTTTAAATAATGGATGCCCAGTAACTGGTGTAGTTAAAGTTAATTACCCAGCTACTAGTAAGTATATTGTTGAGAGTAAGTCTATTAAGCTTTACTTTAATAGCTTTAACATGTATAAGATGGGTAATAACATTAAGGAAGGTATTGATCGTTTTACTAAGATTGCAAGTGCTGATTTATCTGAATTACTTGAAACTGGTGTTAAGGTAGGGTTTATACCTTCAAGCATTTACGATAAGACGGAGGTTAGTGCTCATGATTATTATGGTAAGTCGCAGTTTGAAACGTTAGAGGATGTTATACCGCAAGAAACTCTCTACAGTACAACATTTGAAACGTATGAAGAGACGCCTAAGTTACTTGACGATAATCATATTGAGGTATCTGATGGAGCAAGTGTTAGTCAATACTTTCATTCATCTCTTCTTAAGAGCAATTGTCGTGTTACAAGTCAGCCAGATTGGGGCGATGTTTTTATCTATATCAAGACAAATAAGCATATTAGTAAAGTCTCTCTACTTAAGTACATTGTATCTTTTAGAGGTGAATGTCACTTTCATGAAGAGATCTGTGAATGCATTTATAAACGCTTACAGGATAAGTTTAATCCAGAAGCATTGTTTGTAATGTGTCTATATGCTAGACGTGGTGGTATTGATATCAATCCAGTTAGAGCATCTAATATAGATCTGCTTTATCGTTTGTCATTGAACTTGTCGGACGTTTATAGTCCACACGTTAAAACAAGCAAGCAGTAAACAAAATAAAAGAGCGGCTCTTTCGAGCCGCTCTTCGTTTGTAATCTTTTGTAGCCGATTAGAAGTATACTGCAGCTGTTGCTGGAGTAAAGCTTTGACCGAGACCACTTACGAGAATTACGTGGTAGTACAGATTTGCACCGAAGATATTGTCTACAACACCATAACGTGTTAAGAGACCAACTCTTGGAGCAAAATCGTTCTGACCAATGGTACGCTGAACCATGACAGGAATGTATGGACAGTAGATGATACCTGTATCGTAGAATTCTGGACCCTTATACCCTAAGAGGGCATACTCTGGCTGTTGTAAGCCGGAATACTGATTGTTCCAGTAATTACCTTCGGTACGTGTATCACGATAAACGTTAAATCTACCACCTAAATTACCTACCTTAGCAACGCCTACTGGCTGTGTATTGACATTACCTTGAACTGGTACCCATTGGAATTCAGGTAACATTTCTAAGATAGCGCAAACGCGTGGGGTTGCAACAACAAAGTTTGCAGAACCACGACGGTTACGTACGGCAATACGATTTGCTTCGATAATTAATCTTTGATAGAAGTCACGATTACGTTCTACTAACCAGCGACCGTCTGCGGAAGCTGGAGACCAAACAGAATAACCAGCACCAAAACCTGCGTTAAGGGAGATCTGGATCATTCTGATTAACATTTCACGGTCGATTTCGGCCTGAATTTCGTATGACATTGCATTCGTTAATTCAGTATCGATATCGATACCATTCATGTTCTTCAAGTCTTGTTCAAGTTCAACCGACCACTTAGCACCTAAACGTCTTGTACCAGCTTCAACTGCTGTCTTTTCGAACGTTACTTCGAATGTAGGAATTGCATTCGTTAATTCGAAGTTTTGTAGTAACGCAGCAACACCCTGGTCTGTTTGACCAGTTGTGATCCACTGTGTTAATGTGCTGTAAGGCGTGCCTTGAGCACCGGAAAGGTAAGCAGCTGATGTACCGGTATAAGCAGTTTGTAAGTACTGATATCCAGCTTCTAAGCCAGCAGATGTTCCGATTGCGGAACCTGGGCTTGGAGTGCTTGAACCTGCACCGTCATTCGTACCTAAGGTTTGACCTGTGTAGCGATAACGGAGAGCGAAAGCAAGACCAACTGGTCCGGCCATTGGTTGAACACCAACGATTTCGTTTGTGATTAACTCGGGAAAAGTACGTCTAATCATTGGAATCAAGATCTTAGGAAGACGGAAGTCGCTAGTTGCGTAAGTGTCTGTACCTTGTGTACCGGTTACTTGCGTACCAGCATACATTGTAGCAGCATTACCTAATGCACCTGGGTTACCAGCACGGTTGATACCGTTGGCAGCAGGAGCATAGTTTGGACCAGCTTCACGTAAGCACCACTGCTCTTGGTTCTCAAGAAGCATAGCGGTATTTAAACGTGTATGATCGTCTTCGATAGGAGCAACAGTCTTTGAAGAATAGTCGAGCACTGGGCCCCACTTCTCTAAAAGAGCTTGTGCTCTTGATTCATCAATATAGGCCTGTGTAGGTCTAATTGTTTTCATGTTTAGGTTTAATTTCCTTTAATCTTATATCGACCTCAAGGTATAGTTCTTTACAGAACCTACCAAGTAACTCAGGAATGTCCTTCTTGAAAGTCTTTTTTTACTTAGGAATACTTACGTAATTCCTGCAAGTAAGGTGAAAGCTGAGCATCAACGTCAGATGTTTCTTGAGTTTGTTCAAGAACTACTCTATCAACGTTTGTGCTTTCACTTAAAGCTTCTTCTTTAAGGGACTCGAGTCTGGAATCGGTTTTCTTATCAAACAACTTCAATGTATAGTCAAAGTTTTCAGAAATAAATTCTGGTGACTTATCATTGAATACTTTCTTTAAGTATTTCTTTTGTTGCTCGTTAAGAGTAGCACTGCGTTGTTCGATTAAAAGATTAGCTTTAATCTTATTTAATTCGTTCTTTAACACACTGTTTTCTTCGATAACAGACTCAAGCTTACTTGAAGCTTCATTTATTTGCGATTTGCCGTCAAGAATCGCTTCTTTAATGCTATCTTTTTCAAGAGCAGCATCGACAGCTAAATGGGATCTTAGATTTTCTAATACATACTTAGCTTTCTTGTTACGAACAGCTTCTTGTACATCTGCTGTTGGTACTGTTTCTTCTAAGTAAGCATCTAAGTAATCACTAATTGATTCAACCAATTGTGATTTGAAAGTACTTGCATCTTCGTTAAGAGCGTTTTCATACTTCTTAACTACTGCTAAAAGTTTATTAGCTCTATCAGAATCTATTGCTTCAACAACCTTTTCTAATTTTTGTGAATGATCCTTGTCAATAGCTTCTAAAAGTTGTGAAAGCTTATTGCTGTAGAGATCATCCTGCTCAGCCAATGCTTTTTCAACATGAATCTTTACCTTCTCTTGAACTTTTGTTTCAATGGCCTTTTGAATCTCAGCCATAGACTCTTCTGTTAAATTGTTTAAAATATCCATATTAGAAAATGTTGCTATTATTATTTATTATCTTTTGTTTAATTTTTTGATTAATTACTGATTTTAATAAATCATTTGCATTTTTATAATTACCATCAATAATAGCGCCGATAAAATCTTTTACACTCTCTTTGTGTAATTTCTTCTTCATCATTTTAGATTTATCTTTCTTGTGCTTTTTCATTATAATTTATTTATAAAATTTAACACTGCTTTGCGTAAAAATTCATCCTTATTTTTAAGTGGGAGTTTTGAAATGTTTTTCTCAAATGACTCATACTGTTCTTGGAATGAACCGTCTACATTTAATACATATTGCTTACTTTCTAGAATTCCATTAACAAAAGCTTTTGGAAAGCTAGGATCGGCTACGCAATCGATAGCGACTAATCTAAAATCTTTTACTCTATTAATACCACTAGACTCTGCTACTAACTGACCTAAACCTCTAGTACTCATTCCTACCTTAACACCGTCATCAATTAAACTGCGGACTATTAAACCGGTAGGGGTTGATAATACTTTACTCTTACCATAGAAAACATTACCATCTTGAGTTAATTCAGTTACTAAGTGACATGCTCTACCTAAATCGACATCAGCAGTAGTTGGATGATTTAATTCACCCATTGCTCTACCTAACTTAATCATTTCATTCGTATAACGATCAACTTCACTCTTCATTTCTTGAAGTGAATAGATTCTCTTATTTCTATTAGCACCTTCAGCCATCATGTAAGGACCCTTTATAAAGAAATTCCTTGGTTGGCTAGCATTCTTTTCTTCGACTATATATTCAAAGTCGTTGTTATTGGTAGGTGTTTCTACAATAAGTCTGAAACTCATATTTTATTATTTATATAAATTTATGTTATATCAACGTATCCCTAGCTCTTTTTCTGTGAGTATAAGAAACTCGCAGTTCTTTTTAGCTGCCCACGTCTTAGCTGCCTGCCATTTAGCTTGATTAATTACCCAAGTAGTTTGTTCGTGTAATATAGTAGAATGCTTTTTTCTATTAGATGATGTAGGTTTAGCTACCTGCTTGCTTGGTTTTATTTCTATTAGATATTTGTGCTTAACACCGTCTTTATCTTTAAACACTATAAAGTTATCTACAAAATATCTATGCACTTTATTATCTAATGGATTTATGTATGGTATTATTATTGTTTCGCTACCCCAAGCAAGTATATTTTCATTTAAATCAGCCCATCTAAAGAATTTTAATTCCCAACCTGACCTATATACAGGATACGAAGAACCGAGATACTTCTGACTGTTTTGAGGTTTAAAAATACCTTGTTTAAAGCCAACTTTCATTCACGTATTTAAACAAATCAATAATGTTATCAAACATATAAAATGCTTTATTACTTATAAATATAATTAACGAGTATGATTAAAGCAAATAATAGTTTAATTTTAGAACTGTACAATAAAGAATTTTATGCAAAACAAATTAAACGCTTAAAGTCGCAAGCTGGACCATACATTACCCCTGACCAAATTGCTCATAAAATAAAAATATTTGGTTTAATAAAACAAAATCCTAATAAAGCAAAGCAAATAAATGATAAAGTAAGAGATGCTATTGCACAAGGTCGTAAACCAGAAAAAGACAGAGAGGGTGTAGTAATTGCCCCTTATTTACCTAGTCTAACATCACAAGAAAAATTAAAATCAGTTTTATCTAAAAAAACTTTATCCCCTGCAGAAAGAAAATTAAAACAACAATACGAAAGTGAATTAAAAAGAATAAAAGCATTAAATGATTTTCCTTTAGAAATAAGAAATTATAATTGGAACGATATAGAAGCAATAGTAGATCAATTTCCAGATCCAACTGAAAAAGAAAGATTAAAACAAGTAGCAACTTCAACTACTAGTAGCGTGAATAACTTAATTTACGATAAAGATGATTTACAGATATTTTTTGGAGCTACCGCAGATCAATGTTATATAATTAATAAAAAAATTCAAACACAAACAAAAAGAAAAAATATATACAAGTGGTGTATATCTCAAGACCCTACTGGACCTAGTAATTATTTCTCCAGATATAGGTTTGGGGATTATGGTAGTGTGTCAAAAAGTATGTATTTTGTTAATGACATTACGAGACCTTTAGATGATGATTGGCACTGTATGGTAATTCAAGTAGCTGAATCTTCAGTAAAATCAGGTAATAAAGAAGCAAAATATTTGGTTACAGATTCCACAAACGATCACGGCGATCATTGGATGACCTGGGAAGAAATTTTAAAAATTCAACCTAAGCTTAAAAATTTAAAACACCTTTTTGTTTATCAACCGTTAACTGAAGAAGAGCAAATGCAACAAGCTGTGAGTGGAGGGAATGCAGATACTTTTAAAACATATACTTCATTTAAAGTTAAAAAAGCTTATATAGGTTTAGGTCCAAAAAATAAAATTTATAAAGAAGACTATCTTAAATTAGATCCAGTTTTACAGTACATTTATATCAATGTACGTACACCTAATCAAGAAGACGAAAATCAATTCGGTATGTTGCAAAAATTAATGTTACTATTCCAGGATAGTAATACGAAAAAAGACATGATGGATTTAATTGAAAAGGCGAGTGAAATTGGAAAACAAACAGAAGAAGACCCTTATGATTATACCTGGTTAGATGTTTTAGCTAATAATCCAACAGTTAAGGCATCGAAAGATTCACAAGTTTATAAACGATATAAACAACTTATATTAGATTGCGCGACTGGTGTAGGTAGAGCAATGGTTGCTTTAAAAAATAAAGAACGAACGCAAGGTTAGTCAATATTAATTACGTGTAGCAAATCACTTGCGTTTTCGTGAAAACCTTTAATAGTGAAATAAAAATCAGCTTCTGGTGTATCGTCTTCTATACCTTTATTCTCAATATCTCTTAAAATTCGAATTATATCTTTACGATTTGCACGTAACAAATCTCTATATTGATTAATAGCTTCAAAAACATTGTCAGCTGCTAGCGCTATTTCAGTTTGCAATTTTTTATCATCTAATATTTGTTGTTGCATTTGTTTATGCATTTTTGATAAACCAGAAATGATGTCTTTTTTAGACGTATCATCTTCATTAACAATAGACTCGTAGATATTAATTAATTGATCTTCTTTCATGGTAAAATAGGGTCAGTTGTTCCATTAACTTTTAATGCACTGTACAATCTATCTAAAAATGATTTTATTAGCTCGTTTTCCCAATCATCTCTTATAACTGCAGACATTACTTCTTCATCTGTTATTAAAATCATCGGGAAATATGTTTCATAATCTGGTTTTTGACCTGGCACCATAAAAGCACTGTCAGTTACATACACAGCATTTTTAGGTAAAGGTTTAGGGGATTGAAATAAATCAATATCAATAATTTCACCTCCAAAATCCATTTCAACTATTCCATAATAAACTTTACTTTCTGGATTCATTTTGTCAGACATATACTCTAAACCAGCTATTATGTTTTTTTTGCTTTCAGTGAAATGTTGTGAGAATTTTTTCATATTACGGTAACCTTGATAGTTTTTCTATATCGTTCTGTTTTAATAAATCCAAATCTTCATCATCAAAACTATCTAAATATTCTAACCTATTAGCATGCAATGTTTCTGCTAATTTAGTTTTATCTAAACTATACAATATAGCTGTTTCATCATCCGCTCTGAAAAATATAACATTACCAGTTTTTAATCTATTAATTAATTCTGGGAAACTGTAT